ATGCCCCGCCGGATCAATGTATGCTCCATTAGAGAATACCTCATGACCCAAATCTGTTAGCAGCTGTACTTCATCATATTCTAATATTGAATGACAACTTAAATAGTGTATCTTCATTTTACTTCCTCTAGTATTTCCCATGCTCTTTTAATATACGGTTGAGATACTCTCTCCCAAGTCATGTTCTCATTTATATATAACGCACTATTGTATGTATGTTGTGCAATCTGTTCATAGTTGTTAGCAACATGAATCATTTTGTCACACAAATCGTCAAAGATTGGCTCTGCCCATAGTCCACAGTTCTCGTATCTTCCAGACATTCTCCATGTACTCCAGTTAAAATCAAGAGGTACTGACATATCTGCGAACTCAGTACAGGCTAATACATTTGTACAAATGGTTGGGATGCCTTTAGCAATTGCTTGGAATGGTATATTTCCCCAACCTTCTCCACTAGTCGGATAAATGAGGCAATCAGCCATGTCATAAATCTCTCCCAGTCTTTCATGTGAAACTTCATCATCAATAACCTCAATCTGGGGATGGCGAAGAGAATGCATCTCTCTACCTCTAAAGATTCTCCCATCCGGTTCACCATTAGATTTATAAATTAAACGGTAGTTATCGTTGCCCTCGTACAATCTTAAAAAAGCATCAATAGCCATTTGAGAGTTCTTCCGGCTGGAAGGTGAACCCATAGACAAGAATGTAAATGTTGAATGTGGTGTTCTTAGCTTTGGAGAATAAATATTTGGGTCAACCCCAAGCTTAAACTCATGAACTGGCCGATGAACCCCCGACTCAATAAACACCTTTTGCATAGCAGTACTGCATGTCCAAATCTCATCCATGTCATTGCATAGATCAACCCAATAATTAGGGAGTCTATTTGTCTCCCAGAATGTAAACCCAACAGAATAGCGTTGTGACTTTACAAAACCATCCGGCACGGAATGATTGATAACAATCTCTTGTGTGCAATCATCTTTCTCCATGTACCCAATACCAAGACCTTCCAGCATCGCCATATCAGGTGGCATTTGAATCTTTCCAATCTCGGTCCAGTCCGTGGGCTTGCTTCTACGGATCGGCAATCCGCTTGACCCAATGAAGTCCCATAGGCGGTCGGGCGTGTATCCGTAGCCCTCACTAAATTTTGGTATTTGGTTATCCGACCAAACCAGCATGTACTAATCCTTTCATATCTATATACTTTGCAATTGGAATCATGGCTCGTTCATTTTCAATCTTGTACGAGTCAAGCCGTGTCAAAGTTTTCTTGTCTTCAATTTTAGCAAGTTTTGCAGCATACCAAGTGCCTTTACTCAGAATATTCTTAACTTTTCCAAACACTCCAGGGAATACAACAATCTTGAATATTTGTTGTCCATCCCAGCAATATAGGTTAGCCATATCTTTATCAGTTTGTGTCTTAAAGAATCTAGTATGGAAGATATACAACAATGTCTTTTCATCGTCAGCGCCCCCGAGTCCCGATGGGTACAGCCACGCATATTCATGCTCTTTTGCCTTAGCACGAAGTTTTACAAACTCATGCATTGGCGTATCTATGTAATGGTATGCATCACAAAAAGAATGTAGCGTTCTGTCACCGATCAGTGCGTACACATAGTCTCTTACGGCCACTTCCGTGTCCCGCTCTGCAAAGACCGTAGCCGAGCCTGACGCATCTTCAAATTCAATTCTGAGGTACTGGGGTGTCTTCTTAGTAGAACGCACTACAGCCTTTACCATCGTCAATGGAGAGTTAATCTCATGGAAGTCTGCGATGTTCTCTACGAACTCATCCATCTCGTTCTTTTCTGAATGAATGGTAATTGGGAAGCCCAAAATTGGAAGGTAGTAACGCTCGTGTTCGTACTGTGATGTAAACCCGATTGATTTGAATGCACCTACCTTGTCTAAGTTATCTTTAACATTAACTCTTACTGCTCTCTTAGAGCATTTGTTTGTGAACTCATCATAGGAACTAAATGGTCGTCTTGCTTTAATCTCGTCAATAGCAGTTCTTCCACAAGCTTGCACATTGCTCAACCCAAACCGAATTCCAACTTGACCATCAACATAGCCAACAGTAAAGTATTCATCTGATTCGTTAATGTCAGGAGGAAAGATGTTTACTCCCAATCGCTGTGCTTCCATTAAGTAAGCAGTGATCTTGTCCGTTGCATCTTCATTGCATAGCAATGCCCAAGTGAATTCAAGAGGGTAGTTGACCTTGAGCCACATAGTCTGGTAAGACAACATTGAATAGGCAACAGCGTGAGATTTGTTGAACATATACAATGCTGCCAACTCAAAGTCCAGCCAAATCTTTTCAGCCTTTTCCTTTGTGATGTATTGGTTGTTTACAAACTTTTCTCTGTACTCATCAAACCCAGCAGCGTCACGCTTCTTACCAATAATTTTTCTAAGTTTGTCTGCCTCTGCCCAAGTAAAATCTGCTAGAAGCACAGCCATTTGCATAAGCTGCTCCTGAAAGATAACTGTTCCATAAGTCTCACGAAGAATATCTTCAACCAATGGGTGAGGGTAGCGAGGCTTCTTCTCACCTTTCTTGCAGTCAATATAAGTCTTACCTTGTGATAGCAATGCGCCCGGTCTTACCAATGCGTTACTTACTACTAAGTCATTAAAGTTATCTACGCCCATTCTTTCAATAAGATTTCGGTAAGCGGCAGCATCTGCTTGGAATACACCAACCGTGTTACCGTCTGTGATAGCTTTAAATACAGCAGGGTCGTCTAGCTCAAGAGACTTCTCTGTTACATCAATACCAGTTCTCTCTTTAATCTGAGCAAGACAGTCTTTAATAACAGAAACAGTTTTAAGACCCAATACGTCAATCTTAATTAACCCAACTGCTTCTGCGTCTTCCATATCAAATGCAGTTACAACTGATCGGATACCAGCATTAACATCTTTTCTTGATTCTACTGGGCAAATCTCAGTGAGTGGAATTGAAGAAACAACCATACCGGCAGCATGAATGCCTGCGTTACGAATGCGACCCTCTAGTTTCTTAGAAAGCAGTGCAACATCAGGATATTTCTTACAAAATATCTTTCCCTTGTCCGAAGTTTCTAATTCCTCAATTGTCTCAAAGTAAGGAGTGATTGCGTTAATCTCTTGAAATGGAACCTGAAAGACTCTAGACACATCTTTAACAGCCGACTTTGGCTTATATGTTCCGTAAGTGGTAATTGCTGCTACTTTATCATGTCCCCATCTATCACGAAGATAATTTCTAACTTCGTGTCTGCGCTTGTCCTCAAAGTCCAAGTCAATGTCGGGGTAGTCATTACGCTCAGGGTTAATGAATCGTGCGAACAACAGGTTGTACTTCATTGGGTCTACCTTTGAAATATCAAGGAGATAGGCCATAAGGCTTCCGCCAACTGAACCACGACCAGTTCCACGACCAATGTTGTTTGCATCAGCCCATTTAACTAAGTCCCAAACAATTAAGAAGTAGTCAGAGAATCCTAGTTGTTTAATAATCCCCAACTCTTCTTCAAGACGAGCCTTGTAGTCATCTCCAAGACCACGATTCTTTAATTCAAACTCAGTTAATTCACGAATGTAATCATCAGAGTTAAATAGTTTTGAATACTTAGGAAGAAGGTTCTTTCTCTTCTCAATTGTTGCAGTACATTTCTCTGCAACTTCAATAGTGTTCTCAAGATATGAGATTTCAGAATAGCCAGCATCTTGAAACCAACTATAAACTGTATCGGCATCTGCCATATAAGGATTGATGTCATCAAAACGAAGACTTCTCTGTGGATACATTTTATTAATTTTGTCTACGATGGATGAGTCGGGGTCGTTATGAACCGGCATATTTTCTTTTGCGTATCGCTCTTCTCCTGCACTTAGGCTTGGATACTGCGACACCATCAGTAATACTTCTTCACACCCCTTTTCCTCATGAGTAGGGAAGTGACAGTCGGCAGTTGCAACAACTTTTTTATCAAATGCTTTTGATAGGTCAATAAGCCCATCATTTATAGCCTTTGGGTTCCATGCTTGAATCTCAAAATAGAAATCGTCTTTGAATATCTTTACAAATCGTTCGGACAATTGTTCAGCTCTTGAGTAGTTGCCTGACTCAATAGCCTTTGCAATAGAGCTACCCCGGCATCCTGACAATGCAATAATGTCATCATCAACTAAATCCTCTAGCAGTTCAAAGTCCATTCGTGGTTTGTAATAGAAGTTATCAACCCATCCAGTTCTTGATGCTTTAAATAGTTTATTGAGTCCTTCATTGTTCTTTGCAAGAAGGATTAAATGGAATCGCTCATGCTTACCGTCACCATCGCCTTTAATCTCTGGAACGAAATATGCTTCAATACCAAAGATTGGCTTAACATTTTCTTTAATGCAGGCATCTTGAAACTTCAAGACCCCGCCCATTGTCCCATGATCTGTTATCGCAGAAGCGTATTGCCCATTACGGCTACTTGTCTTTGCCATTTCTTGGGGTGTTGACATACCATCAAGTAATGAATACTCTGAATGGCAATGAAGATGAACAAAGTCAGTCATTGATTTCCAATTCTAAAAGACTACCAATTGTCGGTAGCTTATTCCAATATTTTTTATTGTACCATGCTTTTCTGAGAAAGGCGTTGTGACCTTCTTCAAGAAGTGTGATTACTTCGTGCGGATTATCCTCAACAACAAACTGAGCGTTGAGGTCGTTAATGACATTGTGTTTATCACCCATGCTGCAAAAAATTGGAGACATTGTTCCGATGTTCCACCTGTCTAGCCAGTCTTGTGTCACCCCTATTGATACTTCACTTCTTCGTGCAGTAACAATGTAAACATCTGTGCCTTGTGCAAACCATTTATTAACTTGATACCAAGCATCTTCAAATGGTTTTAAATTTTTCCAAAATAATGGCTCTTCCATTATCTCGTCTGACAGACTGCACTCATGATGAGTTGTCAGCCAATCAGTGTAGTCGTAATCAAAATGCCCTTTTATTTCAAGAGCAATAGTTAGTGCTTCGCCAATATCAGCGATTACACCATCTAAATCTAAAGCGATTGCTGTTCCCATATAAATAGCAATCAGGGGAGATTTCTCCCCCCTGTGCTATAACCTCTCTGTTAGTGATTACCACTCGTCTTTGGAAATCTCACCAGTTGTAAAGAAACGCTCTTGCTTGTCGTATGAAAGCGTTAAATAAATGCTGTCAAGATCGTGCATTGGCAACTCAGCAACATCCTTTGGTGTCTCTGAAACACTCAATGGAATTAGGCTGTAATTGGTATCAGAAGCGCCTGAACCTTGACGAGAATACTTATACTCTCTATCGGTGATGCTACCAAACTCCTTAGCGTATTCAATAAGAATTGAACCAATATGGCGCTGGTTGAAAGTCGTATCAATAATACGAGGCTCCCAAACACCCGGCTCAACCTCAACTGCAACATTGATAACCAAATGTGTCTTTGGCTTCCATGCTTTGTCTTTATAGACCTGCTCTGATCCCCAGCAACGGAAACCAAACTTCTCAATTTGTGCAGTGGAAGCAGCTCGCCACTTCCAGTTGATTGGTGATGTAATAACTGGAACCATTACTCCGGTTCCGAACTTTTCATCAAAGTTCTTGGCATCCTCTGTTAGTTCTTGACGAAATCTAACCTTGATGGATTCTCCTGATTGAATTGTTAGATACTTTTTTGTACCTGACTTGTTTGCGCCCTGTGAGGGAGCAACTGCCTTTTCCAATTCTGATAGTGTTTTTACTGATTTAAACATATTTATATCTCCTATATATGTGATTGTTTGTTTGTTAATGTATTTATTATTTCTTCTTGTGTCATTTCGCCCGCATCCTTTTTGTCAGCAGGTAACTCCACAGTGTGCAACTCTTTACCGATGCACGCAGAAAGTATATCATGCTCCATCTGCTTTCCTGCCTCATCATTGTCTGAAAATATAATTATTGAATCGAAATATCTCTTCATTAGTTTATATTGATACTCAGATACCTTTGAGCCAAGTGTAGCAACAACATTGGGGAAACCGGCTTGATGAATGAACATTGCATCAATACTACCTTCCACAATTATGCATGAGTTATACTTTTTAGCATTTTGAATGTTGAATAAAACATCAGCTCTCTTAAAGCCTTTGTTGTATAAGTATCTTGGTTCTTGCTCGCTTTTTATTGCACGACCAATGAATCCAACAACCTTATATTGTGCATCCCTAACTGGGATTACAACTCTCTCTTTTGCTTCTGAATATCCAACTTCGAAATGCTCAAGTATATTATACTCTAGGCCTCTCTCATGGAGCGTCAACAGTTTATTTAAATCTTCTTGATTCTCATAATCTATTTCAATATCAGAAATGTTGAGTTGTTCTTTCTCACCCTCTTCATAATTTAATTCTCTATCAATATTGTTCTGTAGAGCAACATGATCTAGTCTTATATCTTTTCCAAAAGGCTTTCCAGTAACCTGTTTATACAGGTGTCTGAAGTTACCTTTCTTACCGCAAGCTGGGTTAAAGCATTGCCATAATCCTGTTTTCATGTTTATATAGAAAGCAGGGCTATGTAGATTCTTATGAAAAGGGCAAAAGATATTTACTTCATTCATACCCTCATTTTGGATATGAATGTTGTAATTATCAAATAGTTCTCGTATATTTTTTTCTAAACTACTTGATGAAATGTAATTGGAATTTGAAAATGTTTGATTTCGCATTGTAATCCGTTACTAATTTAGTCTTGATAAAATTACCATGGACTGCTTTCCACTCATCTTCTATCCAAGGCCTTAGTCTTATGATAGTCTCAATGTCTTGAGCTTCTCCATTGATATATCTTTTAGGCATCATAGATCCCATTCTTCATTCCACTTTCCTGTTTCAAGGTTCCATCTGAGATAGAAACCAAATTGTGTTGATCTTCTTACTTTTCGTGATACAACCTGAAAAACATCAGAGTTGTATTCACGATGTATTGCAAGTACAAGGTCAGCGTCATACGCTAATTGCTTACTCCATGCAACTTCTTCAAGTTCCGGTGGTCGTTCTGAGTGCCCCTCGCTCATTGTCACAGCAGCAACATCAATAATGGGGATACCATTCTTAACTGCCATTCTCTTAAACGCTTTAGAAAGATTCTTAGCCTTCTCAGTTTCAGTTTTTGCTCCAGTTGAGTCATCAAAGAGTCCGTGATAATCAAGAATGACCATATCGGGGTGATACTGATCAATCTTTGCCTGAACCATGTTCTGGTCTGCTGATTCCAGCCCCTCTGATGTAACCAAATAGATTGGGTGTTTACCTTCAAAGGTGCTCTCTGCCCACTCTGCATAACCATCTACAATGCTTCTATTGGCTTTTACAAGGTCAGTATTGGTAAAGTGTCCTTCGCCATTGTTTAAAAGCGTATCAAGCCTTTGACCCTCTTGTTGCTTATTCATTTCCAATGAAATAATTAAAGGTCTATATCCAGCCTTCCAAGCATTAACTGCAAACAAGCGAGCAATGAAACTTTTACCAACTCCTGTCCAACCGAGAAGAACAACGAAGTCTCCCGGTTGCCAGCCTCCAAAAGATTTATCAAGAACTTTAATTCCACTAGGTATTCCAGGAATATCTCTTGAGTCTTGTAAAGACCTTTTCTTTAGGTCGTTTGCTCTGTCTTTCCATTCACCTACAAGATCGGTATCTTTAAGACTACTGGAGAACTTGTAGAGTTGTGATGTTGAATGCATAAGGTACGACATAGCCTCTTTAGGACCCATATCTTTAAGCATGTTATTAGCTTTAGAAATAATCTGTCGTGTCTGATAAGACAATGATTCTTTCTTTGCCTCTATTAAGTAATAGCTTAATGGCTCAGGAGTATTAATAAACTCAAAGTCCGGATAGTGGTGTTTGACCGTATCCTTTGAAGGAGTCTTTTTATGCTCGTCATAATGTTGCATTACGAAGTTCCAAATATCTCGGTGTTCAACAAAGACATTTTCAATGCCCTCGTTTACTGCCTCAACATAGTTACCCGAATTAAGTAAAGAGTTAATAACTCTTATTTCATAATTCATTTTCCATCCGCTTTCTTGTTTCTTCTAATATTTCTTGGAATCTGTTATCAGACTTGTTGTTAAATTGGACTCTATCTATGTGCGTTTTAGACTCAATTGCAAAATCAAATACTAAGACTGGACCCGTTCTCATCTTGATGAAAGACTCAATAGCCTTAAACAATAATTCCGATTCATAAAAATCAGATATTGCTTTTGCTACTGGCTCTTGTCTAGGTGAGTCAGGGATAAATAGCTTAGAGTGCTTTTTGCAACAATCCTGAAAGAATAGAATCGTCTGTTCTCCAGTTGCTTTCATTTTCCCTCGTTGCTTCTTGCCAAGTGTGGACTAGGTAATCATACTCAGAAATTCCTGCTATTACGCCAATAAAAGAATTATTTTTTATGGCAGTAATTAAGCATTCTTTTCTAACAGTACATCTTGAGCAGCCTTCTTTTGCATACTCAACATTCTTAATGTCATACGATAACCAATTGCTAGAATTCTTATCGCCCGTACAAATAGCTTTTGATCGCCAATTACTTTGCATCATCTAGTTCTTGAAGCTTTGCTTCAATCTGCATGTCAATTGAGTCCCATAGTTTCTTCCATGAAGCCTCATCATCTAGTGACGGTGCCATTGTTTTAGCACCGGCATCAAGTCTCAATGACTCATAGTTTCCAAGGTTCTTGGTGATACCAAGGGATGCCCATATTTCTACTTTTTCTTCACTCATAATTTTATCTTTGCCTTTTCTTGAATTGTTTTAATCTTAGCACCAATGCCACGATTGTTTTCTTTTATTGGTCTACCAGGGGTTCTATCATTGAAGAATGTAACCATGTCATAGACATCTGATTCTTCATAGTATCGCCAATTCTGATAACTCTTATACTTTTCACCAAAAATATTTGGCTGTGGTATTAGATTCTTTTTTTCGTATTTCCTGATTGTATCAGTTCTACGCTCTACTATTTTTGCGACTTCTCCAACAGTGTATAAACGGATCAGTAATAAATCTGATTGCTGATGGGGGATAAGGATTAAGTCCCCATTATCTAGCCGTTCAGCGTAAATCTTATTACTAGTCTTGTTTATTTTCTTTATTTTTACAATCGTGTCAGAGTATTTATAAAACTTATTTAGGATTGGTTTTTTTGTTATCATTTTTCAACCTATTCTTATGCTCTATATTCTTTAAGAATGCTTCTAATTTTTTCACTTCTATGTCTCTAGTATCTCCACAAGCTACACATGTTAAATCAACATAATAAGTTCCATTAGCGTAATAAGATGCACCAATAAACTTCTGTTGTCCGCAATTAGAGCATTGTAATCTTATGCTCTTCATAACGCACTAATCTAGCCAGCAAGTATATTCTGCTGTAACGATTCCCTTTTCTGGGTGAACAAACATCAATGGCTGTGATGCTTGACCAACAGCGCCAAGAACTTCAATTGCATAAGTATTAGTTGATTCAGGGCTTCCTGATATCCGGCATTGAACAGTGTTGAATGTCATCTTTGTTGGAGTATGGAAATGTCCAAAATAAACATCGTTAAACTCATCAATAAGATTGCCATCATTATCTTTACGCTCAATACCGCCAATCTTCCATCCGTAAACTTTCTTCTGGAAAGAATAGAACGATGAAAGGCTTCCGAATTGATCGCCATGTATAAGCAATGACTTATACTTTCCGATTGAATCAATTGCATACCAATGGCGTTCACCACGACCATCGGGGATATTAAATGATATACGCTTTTCATTCTCAAACATGAGTTCAACAATGCGATAAAGCATTCTATCCGCATTTGTTTCAGGGTCATGGTCACGCCTTGCACGGCCTCCAATTGAACCATGATTGCCGATTACTCCTACGAATGTAACTTTTTCAAAGTTTTCAAGCATCTTTGTAACAAAGTTCTTCATAATTCTTGGACCGTCTACTGTAATCTGGCGGTATAGACCACCATCAACAAGGAAACTTTGTCCCGGAAATATCAATTCACCTTCAACAATATCGCCCAATGCCCAAATGCGAATTTCTCTCACAGGGTGGTCTTGTCTTTGGATTTCAGTTAAGTGAATAATCTTGTCTGCATACTGATTGATTCGCTCTTCACAAACTGTAGTGTTGTAATCAGGTGTTACTTTAGCCAATTGCCAGTCTGCAATAACTGCTACAGCAACTTCTTCTGTTCCTCTTCTGCGGTCGGCAGCTGGTTTTGGAACAGGAACATATTTGTAATCAGATAGTCCATCTTTCACTGCACGAAATACAGCATCGGCAAGTTCGGTGTTCTTGCCTTTAATTTTTTCATACTCTTGCAATAGTTTTGCATATGAAACTTTAAGTTCGGAATCATTAGTTGGCGCTTTGCCAATGATTGGGTTTACGGGGACTTCTACAAGTCCATTTTCTTTTCTAAATTTACATAGCCCCATTGCATCAATTGATTTTCTGCAACTTGCGTCTGCGTATTTTTGGTTTTGTGTATTTGGTTCAAAGGTCTGATTACAGCCTTCTGCTCCGCATTCTTTCATTCGGACTCCTTTGTAGTCACGAATATCATACCATAGGAAAGTTAAGTATTTGATCTTTTCAATCTGTTTTCTATAGGTTTATTTTGAGTGTAATTACGCTTCTTTGTGTGAGGTTTAGTGTTGCGAACTGTCTCCCTCATTTTTGCTTTATGTAGGTCTGAGGACTTATGACCTTCTTTATGCAATGCACTATGTTCAATATGGGTGCATAAGAATAGATTTTCTAAACGATTGTCATCTTTAATTTCATTAATATGATGGACAGTCTCCCAAGGTTGCAAGTATCTTTTAACATACTCTTCCATTACAAGTCTATGCTCGTAAGCATAACCACGAATATTTTTAGGGTGATCTGTTTTTAGTACTCTGACGTAACCTTTATCGTCAATATATTTTCCACCATTATAGTTTGCACTATCTTCGCCAGAAGGCGGTTTATCTGACCAACTCACATCTTTACGCTGTGATGCAAGAGCCAAGGTTATGCAACTCCACCGATATCTTCAATATAGAATTGCATTAGTGATGAGTCAGATAAAGCCCAAGTGCATGGGTTAAGGGAACTTGCCCCTGCAACTCTTTGAATTTCAACAAAGAATGACTCATTAACCGTTAAGGCTGAATATACCATAGAGTAAGTCCCCGCACCAAATGTAATACCAGATCTAATATTTGTATTTGCAATAACTGCACCACCTCCAGCAACACTGGTAAACAGCGCAGGACCAGAGTTAAGCGTAAAAGTTGTAAGAGTATTACCAGTACTTGTTGTATTACCTTTACAGAATCTAATTTGATAATAACCATCTTCACCACCGGCAGATGCCTGAGTGATTCCGGGAAGGCTGAGATTTAATCTATAATACCTTGTTGAGTCTAAAGTAACTCTATTATCAATTCCACCACCGAGGGTAAGAGCTGCTAACTTAACATTTGCAAACTCTGAGGAGACTGACGACCCATTGGTGATAACACTATTGGATATCTTAAGAAGACCTTTGGGCTTATCTTCATTATAGATTTTAACCTGTTCAATATTAGTAGACATCTGGTTAAGACGAACGCTGCTAATCGGGGTTAAGTCTGTCCATGTAACAAGGGAGTAGTTTGTATAGTCAGCCATATCTATCTATTATACACCCTCAAGGGTTTGTATTCTAGCCTCTAATTCTTCTATTTTCAATTGCAGCTCTTTGCATACTAAAAGTAGATAGACTGGAAGTCTAGCATAGTCTACACCATTTGGTTCATTTTGATTATTATATTGGACCAGACTTTCCAAGCCAGCTTTTTCAACTTCTTCTGCTATTAACCCATACTGAAGTATGGTTTCATCATCGCCTTCTAATAAAAATTCTTTTTTATATAAAAAAGATACAGGTTCTAGTTTTAATATTTTTTTATAATCTATATTGAGTTTATTAACATTTGTTTTATATCTAATTGAAGATAGGTTTGTTGTAACCAATATATTGGAATTATTGACAGCAACATTTCTTTTGTCAGCAGTTGATGTAACATCATAAAGGGCTTCAGAAACTTTAACCCGAAATCCACCAGTAGAGCTTTCTCTACCAACCCTCATGTAATCACCGCCGTCAAAACTATCTATTTCATTAGTTCTTAGAGTTTGTGTATAAATAAGATTACCAAAAAGTTTTGTTCCCGTTTCTCCTGCAACATTTTTGACTCTGACCCCGTTACCGCCAGTGCCGATTAAATAACCATCAGATGTTATTTGAATACCATTTGTTCCGTCACCCGAGGTCACAGTTGACCCAGTAATTGTTCCTGTAAAAGCTGCACTCCCATCTGATCCAATTTTTACAGTTTGTGTCCCATCAGCGTTGTATGCATAAAGACCGGTTGAATCAATATTTATCCGAGCTCCACTAGTCCCGGTTCTTACATTGACATTATTAAGATTAATTGTTCCAGTTGTAATTACTCCACCAGATATTGAAGTTACATTTCCATTTACTTGTGTGTTATTTATTTTACTATCTGCTGTAGCTTGAGCAGCTGCTGCTGCAGAAGCAGCACTGCTTGCAGTAGTTACTGCACCGCTTACTGCAGTCGCAGTTTCAGTACCTATTGTTACGGTTCCACTAATATTTCCGGTAGTAGCGTATATCGCTCCTCTTACAGCAACTTCATTAAAAACAGCAGTTCCATCCGAAAAAATTGCAAATCCAGCCGTTGTTGGGTTTGCATCATAATCGGTACTTCTAATAGATGAGTTTCCAATGACGATTCCGCCAATAGAACCGCCAGTTAACGAATCACCATTGTCAAAAGTACCAGGCGTTGACCCGTCAGGAAACTGTAGAGTTCCCTTTATCGTTAAGGTATTTCCATTCCAAGCAAAATTACTCCCTAAAGAGAAATAACCACCTATGTTTGCAAATATAGGAGTGTTGGTATTTGCATAAACACCAGTTCCAGCAACCAAGTTACCTCTAATCTGTATATTGTTAAAAATACCTGTACCATTACTATAAATAGCCCAACCAGTTTTGGTGTCTGTATTATTAATAAAGTTATTACTTCTAATAACATTATTAACTAAAACAATATTAGAAGATAACTCATCTGCTGTAATCGTTCCAGCAATAATTTCTCTGGCAGAAATAGCATTAGCTTGAATACGGATACCTTCAGGATTTAGAACTCTTCCTTCAATAGTGCTAATGATAAAAGTTTTAAGAGTATTTTTATTATTTTGTTGTTTTGCAGCCCTAGACGCATCTTTTGCGTTTTCAGTAGCAATAAAGTCAAACATTGAATACTTTGATGTATCAATTAAACTTGAAGTAAGGCCATCATGCTTATGACCCTCAACCCTTTTAAAAGTAACTTGACCTTCACTTATTACAACATTAGACTTAGCAGCCATTAAACAACCTTCCTCAAAATAAGAGAATGGGATATAGACTCACCATAGGAGAACTCCTGTGATGTAACCCAATACTCTCCATCTATTATATCAAATGCATCTAATGAGCCAATCTTGATACGATCCCCAAGTTGAATTGTTGGAATTGCCATTATGTTAATATTAACAATAGGGACAGGTTCACTCATCTTTTCAATAATAAACTTGGCAATTTTCTCAGCATGCTCTAATGAAGTTATATATGGGCTATCAATTGTTAACTCTTTTAACCCATACTTTCTTATGTTTTCCTGAAGCAGCTGCGTTTGTTCACTGACCTGTTCAGTATTTGAAATCACTGTAACTGGGATGCCTGATACTGAAGCAAAATATTCTTTTTCACTAATTGGATCTTTACCTTGTGCATAAACAATTGCGCCATAATCATTGTCAGCAGAAGCAGCAATAATCAATTTTGCGCTATAACCGCTATATTCAAATTTAAGAACATTTATCATGTCAGGATTTTCATCATTAATACCAATAATAAAAGGTTGGTTCACACCTATTGCTGGGGCTTTATCAAAATTGATTTGGAAATATCTTGCTTCTCTAACTTTGGTATCAGCGTCAAATGCTAAAGCAGTTGTATCAAATTGAGCTCTTTCAACCTCAAGGAATGATGTATCAGTCTTAGACTTATATTTAATAATCTCAGTTTTAACTTCTCCACTGACAGTTTTGCTTAATGCCAAATATCCTGTCTTTGAGAACACTGGGTCTGTGGTAGTAGATACGGGGATCAATGTATCATCAACCTCAATACCTGATGTTAATTTTACAACCGCAAGAGTGGTTGGGCTAGGTGCGGTCCATAGAGGTTGAGTTCCTGAGTCTATATTTGCTACGGAACTAATCTTAACAACAACTTTGTTTGTTTGTAATTGGTTAGTATAGTCACTGCTGATGATATCGGATGAATCACTTATTGTATATTGGACATTAGCGTGCTGATCTATTGAAGCCTCAAAAAAGCGATTGTATGATTCATATCTTGCATATCCCTCTTCATCAATATAAAACCGACCCAAATCCCCAAGGGTGATTGCATCCATTGCTTCTCTAATGTGACCAATGCCAGAATATAGAAATGGAAATGTTTGCGGAGTATCAACTTGGGCTGAGATATAGCGATTAAGAACTTCCGTATCAGAAAGTGTTTTTTTATAGATAGCAAATTCATCAAATATAAAATCACGACCTACCGCAATTCCACTTTCGCCAGTTCCGGCTGTGAATGAAGCACCTCTTCCCCCGACTGTAACATCTCCAGTTTGCGTAACAATATTGCCAGCAAGAGTTACTTGACCTTCCGTTACCCCATTTACATAATATTTTAATTTTTTATCATCAGTATTATATGTTGCTACAATATGGTAAAAATCACCAGGTAAAAATTCAGAGGTTCCAGTCGCTGAATAGACACCTGATGATGTTTTAATTTTAATTCCGTGTGATGAAGAACCATTAAAATAAAATTCATATCCGTTTAATGGGGATGAGTTTGCCCAAGTTGACAAGTACTCCCCAGATCCAGTTGTAAAATGACCATCATGAAATTTTGCAATAAGTTCAATAGAGAAATCTTTTTCACTCATGGCAATTGATGAATGGTTTGGAATTCTTACATACCCATTATCAATTAAAAGAATTCCACGATTATTTTGTTCAGTTGTAACACTTTGAGCATATGCCAGCTGCACATTTGAAGATAAGAAGCCATCATTCTGATGATGACTTAGTGCAACATTGCCAATACTGTAAGAGCCAAGTGCTTCATTAGAGTTACGACCCCCTAACCCATCTCTTGCAACCACGGGGCGAACTTCTGAATCTGGCATAAGTGTGTACACTAAAGATGAAGTCCCCTTGTAAAGTCCAATAGAGAAGTTTGCCTCACCAGCGCCATGAAAAAATTCAATTCTTAAACGATAAGGTACACCAGCTTCTAGGTTTAGAAAACTATTCCCTCTAAAAGTATAGGCTGAGAAGTCGGCAGAAGAAGTTGCTTCTCTTTTTGTATCAATAATTAAAACATCATCTAGGTACATCCTTCCCCCACCATTTGCAATTCTTAGCATTAAGTCTTGATCACCACTAGTTAAGGGAATATAGTAGCCATCAACCACGCCATTAAAGTATTTTGTAAAAGTTTCTGAAGTGAGGACTGATGTAAATGTATAATTACTATAAGACAGCGCATGAACTGCAGAGCCGGGGTTTTCAGTTGTTAGAACTGTATTATCAGGTGTTACAAAAGACTTAACGCCAGCAATCTTTTCTTCAATAGAAAGGTTCTTCTCAAGAACATCAACTTTTATATTCTTATATTCTTGCAATTTGTCACTTCTCATGCCAAAAAAACGAGCTCTCAACCCTGGCTCTAATGACGCAATAGAGCCTGTCTTATCAATTGAGTTTTCACTAAAGGAATAACTGGCAACTGCTCCATAGTTAATACCATCTTTTGAATAAGCAGCAGTTTGTTTAAATTTACTTTTTGGGAAATTGGCCTGCATTAAGAGATTTAATACTCCATTACCAACTGTTGAGTTTTCAACAAGGAATCCGTTTGTTAGGTTCTTCTCAGAAAGAAACTTGGAAAAATCACTAGCCTGAATTGTAACAGTCATATCAGAAGTAGAAGATGACCATTCATCCACGTAGTATGTCCCCATGTTGACATATTCGTAAGGATCAAATTGAACTACAGCATTGTCTGCATGAGCAATAGGTTCGGAATCATAATATCCACGCTCCAGAAAACTAACCGTATCTGCGCCGGTTACGGCATTGCAAAGTATAATTTCACGGCTCTCATTGTCTGGGTCAATAGTGATATAGAAAGAGCCTGCTGGACCTCCTGATGGGAATATAGCGGCATCTAGAACTGTCATTGAAGTAGCCGAATTAGAAAGGCTGTTTGCCAAGAGAGTCTGTGAAATGATGTCGTTTGTCTTTTTAATTCTCCACCCTGTTGCAACATTTACTTCTAAGTCTTTTTTCATATATTTGCCATAACCAGTAGTTTGATTAAAAGAGTTCCAATCTTTACTAGTGTTATCTATTTTGATAGTTACTTTAGGACTTTGTGTTCCCCCGATTGGAAGGTTGGATTCATGAGTATCTCTTGATCTTGAGACAGAATAATCAATCACTTGGTCTGTGATATCAAGTTCGTAAATTGGTGCAACCTCATGGATTCTTGCAACATCGTTTCCATTCTTTGTTGAAATCACAGTAAGTATTATTTTGGCAGCATTATATGAAGCATTGGAAGCATTTGTAGATTTCAAATAAAAATCTTTATAGTATTCATCCTCAGTAAGAGTTACTGTTTTATCAAGCAAATCAATAAAAGTAGAACTCTGGACACGAATTCTAAACTCTTTAATCTGCCCCAAGCTTTCAGAGGTTACGACTCTGACCTTATTTACTTTTCTTTCATCAAAAGTAATTGTTATAGTTGGGGAAGATGCAAAAACTCCATTGGCTTGACTCTTAGTTTTTGACCACAAACCAAATTCATAGTCATCTGTCAAAACAGCTGGGGCAGCATGAAATCTCCCATCAGCTTTAATTGCTGACCCGTCTTTTTCTTTGGCATCGCAAACAGCCCAAGGGAAAGATTCTTGTTCGTAACCATTAACTAATTGATTATTAGTAAAATAATAGCCAATAGAACCTTTAGTATTAACTGTATGAACATCTGTATTAGTAATTACAACATTTGATAAGTGTCTACTATCTAATAAATTAATTGTAATTTTTGGTTTTACAACTTGTGAAAATCCAGAAATTGCTGAGCTAAAGAAAGTGGACAATGGTTTTCCATATACATCATTCTTTATCATTATGCCTCTTCCAATGTTAAATTACAGTCAAAATAGTATACACCATTAGACAAATCTCTTCTTAAAAGAGTTTCTGAATATGACCTCACAAATACATTATAACTTGTCTCTGTATATGGGGTTAGTCCATTTTGATCTTGATTTATAACTTTTAGAACATGAACACTTGGGTCTTCTGAGATTGACGCAATATAGTCTCTACCGTGCCTA